CACGCCGTTGACTTCACCACCGGGTGAATCAATATCCAAAATAATCGATGTGATTTGCGGGTTTTCAAGGGCGCTCATAAAATCACGCGCAATAAGCTCATAGCTGGACGCACCGCTGATGGCCGTAAAAATATTGGCGTAACGAAAAAGCGGCCCCGTCACAGGGATAATGGCAACACCATCACGCTCGGTGGCGTTATAGCTGTTTTGCAATTGACGACCAAGTTTGGCTGCAACCGCTTCGGGTGCTTCATTTTCACGTGCAGCCACTTCCAAAATTGTGTGCAAGGCTGTTTCCGTGATCGCCCACGGATCACCGGTTATGCGGTTCCAGATTCTCATCGTTTTCCTCTTTTTCTTCTGTGTTGGTGTTTAAGATGCTGTTCACATCATTGATTGTCAGACCAAGTTCAGTGATCTTGGCTTTTTCACGGGCAAGCTGTTCCAAGACTTCTTCCCAATCTAAACCTTGGCTGGCGCATTCATCTTCCAGCGTGGAAAGACCAATTTGCATGCGCAGATGTGCGGCTTTGGCTTCCTTAACAGGATCAACCCAGCCACGACCGGGGCCGATCCACTTGCACCGCGTCCATGCAGCTTTGTTCTCATAAAAATCAGGGGCTTCAATCAGCCCCTTGTTAATCGCTTCTTCCAGCCATAGTTCATAAACAGGCCTTGCCCAGTAGGTGGCAAGCCACTGGCGCTGCGCCGAGAAATAGCGCCATGCCTCCAAGAGTGCCGCCCGAGCGCTTGAATAATTGGTTTTGGAGAAATCCTTCATCAACAATTCAAACGGGATATTGAGGCCTGCACCAATATGGCGCAGGACATTTTCCACGAACTGACCGTAACCGCTGTTTGGACGGCTTGGCGTAAAGGGCGCGACTTTATCGCCCGGGAAGATCGGAATAATTGAACCGCCCTGCAAGCGAATATCCCATTCATTGCGGGCGGCAAGATAATCATCCACCGACCCGCCAAACATCTCGCCAATGCTTTCGCCGTCCAGCGGTGTTTCAATAAACGCCGCAATCATGGCATTCACCACCGCCGCCTGAAGCTCTGATCTCTCATAATGATCCAGCATTTTAAACATCGGCATAATGGAAGTCAGAAGCGGTTTCCCACGATGCTGGCCTGTGCGCTCCTTATCATGAATATGCAGAACACGGCGACGCCCGAAACTGGTGACGGTTGGGATACGCTCCCAATCACTGACATCAATGCCAAATCCCAAATACGCATCACCGGGGTGGCTCTTGCGGATGTGATAAGCACGCGGTGCGCCATAAGCATCAATCTCAATCCCAGCGCGTAAGTTTTTACTATCCTGCTTGCCATTTGGATTGCACAGGCGATCCGCTTCGACCAGCTGAATGGTGGTTGCGAATTTTGCACCTCTGTTTTCAAGCCACAAGGGCAACGCTAGCGCTTCACCGTTCACAATGCTGGAGCGGAACACCAAGGCAGTCATACCTGCAAAGGTTAGGCTTTTGGCAGCATCGCAATCGGTACTTTCCGCCCATGCCCGCCACAAGGATTCAACCCCGCGCGACCAGTCATCCGCCCATTTCTTATCTTTGCCCAAGGCTCGATAATCAGGCGTTGCCGATAAACGCAAACCCGTGCCGACCACATTATCGGTCAGCGTTTGCATTGCGCCAGCGGCAACACCATGATTACGGCTTAAATCCCGAGAACGTGATACCAGCGTCGGCAACTCGCCCAGCAAATCACTATCGGCAGAGCCTAAAGGCGGCAACCAGCTGGAAAGCTCACGCGCACGATGCGATGCCGCGCGGTGCGCCGTATCACTCGCTTTCAGCGGATTGCCTGCGCTGTCTAAAAGTTGAACCATATTTGAATATCCTTAAAAACTGGTGCGGATAATGCCACGGCGGGCAGAGCCGCTTTTCTTGGCGATTTCTGCTTCAAGCTCGTGAATATAACGCTCCAGCGCCTCGACATTGGCGGCGCTATAGGTGGTTGAGCCATAGCCATGCAGACTGACGGTCACTTCTTGAGATCCTGTCAGCAGGCGATGGCGGGCTTCTTTGGCCTGTACCAAGCGGCTTTGCAATTCCAGCAATGTGTCGGTCATAAGAGCTACTCCTTATAAATACGGATCATCGGCCTTGATCACCTTTCGCTGAGGTACTCTCGGCTTTTGACTGGGCGTTTGTTTTGGTTGTTCTGGCGCTGTTGTCACGACAGGCACGGGCATTTCCACGCCTTTGGTTGGAATAATGACCTCTTGCCCGAGGCTTTTTTCCAGCGCGCGCCATTTATAATCAGACATGCGATCCAGCCCATAAATGCTGGCGGCAGCACGCGCATAAACACGGCAATCCAAGGCTTCGTTTTGACGCGTAGGGTCTTTCTCCCAAACCTGCTTCGGGAAACCGCGCACCACACGGGTGATGCAACGCTCTGCGGTCAGCTGTTTAAAATACTCCTCGCCATATTGCGGGAAGTGACAACTGCCGGGCGGATACGCCACACCATCGTCCAGATCTTTATCGGTCGGCCATTCCAGTTTAAGCCAGCGATAAAGCTCCATCTTCGCCACAGGGCCAGAGACATTCCAAACGCGAAGCCCTCGGCGTTTCCCACCCGTATCGGCTTTGGAGACACTCAAGATCAGCGCTGTGTCGCGTTCCTGTCCCTTAATGGCCACCACGGTGCTTGGTTGGCTGGCACGAGCGCCCGAACCACCCCAAACTGCCTGCGCGTGCTGCCGCACAAAGGCGTAAACATCCTGCGTGGCATAACCGGAATCCACCGCCATCACCCGAATGGGCATAGTGTGACCAGAAGCGTGAGGCCAATCACGATCCAAGACTTCGGCAGATAATCTTGCCCAGGTATCTTGCCGTGCCGTGTCACCATCAATGATAATGTAATCCACCGACCAGTTTTGTTTGTTGCGCCCCCAAGCGACCACTTCACATTCGATGCGGTCTTTTTGAACATCCACACCAGCGGTGAGGAATAAACCGCCCATCGGCACAATGCCTTGGCTGTACTTTTCACGGCGTTCATAAATGCGCTGCCATTCCGGTGCTTCGGATGATTCCTCATAAGGTTCACCCAGCACCGTATTGACAAAACCCTTCATGAGATCGGGATTGCGCTTGGCTTCTTCAAACAGCGTTGCCGCATCCGACCAGCTAAACCAACCCACAGGGCTATAAAGTGATGAGGGGTGATAGCCAACCGTGCCATCAACGCTCTCTGCCGTTGCCCGCCATTCACCTTTGGAAAGCAATAATGTTTTCTCATGATTATGCATGAGATGCCCGCAAGACTCGCAAGCATAATTCGCTTCTTCAGGATCACCCTCAGGCCAGCGCAATTGCGTAAAGCGCAAATGCTGGTAGTGGCCACATTTCGTGCAAGGAACAAAAAAATAGCGCTGATCGCTTTTTTCAAACTCACGCTGCACACGGGATATTCCTTTCACAGTTGGCGTACTCACCATAAAAATCTTACGGCGCAGACGGAATGTTGCGCTTCGGCGTTCGGCCAGCAGGATTGGATCACCTTCGCCGCCAACATCGCCTGGATACGCATCAATCTCATCCATAAACAAATATCGTGCAGGCATGGAACGCAGACCCGCCGCCGAATTTGCCCCCGTCATAATCAGCAAACCGCCATCAAATTCTTTGCTCAGGATCGTATTTCCGCTGTCACGTTCCCGTGCAGGCTTCACACGTTCGCGCAATTCTGGCGTTTCCTGCAATAACGGCTCAATCCGCTGTTTCGAATTACGCTTGGCAAGCTCTACCGTTGGCGACACCGCCATCATCGGCCCCGGCGCCATATGGATGATATAACCGATCCAGTTATTACCGGCTTCCGTTCCGCCAACCTGCGCGCCTTTCATGAACACAATGCGCTGTGCGGGTGAGCTAGTGGAAAGCTGGTTCATTACCTCCTTAAGGTATGGCGTGCGGGATGTTTTCCATTCCCCGGGTTCGGCTGCGGATTTACCCGATAACAAACGGTATCTATCGGCCCAATCGGCAACATCATAATGCGGTTCGGAGGTAAAACTTTTGAGGTAGATTTTTTGAACAAATGCTGCGTCATACTCAATCGAAATTGAGTTTTCCCTCTCCAATGTCATTTAAATGCTCCCTCACATAGCGCTCTAACGCCTGATGAAGAGCGTGTTCGTCAATGCCCAGATCAGC